TGCTCTTGCCAGAAGGTCCAGAAGAAGGTTATGCCATGCCATTTAGTGTAAATGACTATTCCACAAATAGTATTTATCAGTTTTGGAATGACGGTTATTCTCACACTCGCGTGATGGAACGGATATTTGAGAGTAATTTTTGGACACTCCAACCCAGTGTCGTTAGTCTTGGTAACGACAGTGCTGCAAATAATCTTTACTTGAAAGAACGCACATCTAGTTCTACGGAATCAGATGTTATTGCTGGTAGCGTGGCAACGGCATTTCCCTCCGCTAATTTGTTTATTTTAGCAACAAGCATCGGAGAAATTGGGATGAACCTGCCAATGGGGGCGTTTAGCACCAGCACTGAATTATCATCGGCGCAGGATGCAGCCTACACCACTGCGCTCAAAACTCTTTGGGAATCAACTACTGGCCTTACACTAGCATGATCGGATACCTCACAACTCAAGAGCAGGCAGAAGCAATCAACGCCGCCATTGCAAAAGCGCAGACGGATCGCGGATTTCCCGTGTTCTGGCTGGCTGGCAGCATCCCTATCCAGAGTGGCATACACGAAGGAATGCACTTTATTCCCTGCGATAATGACCTACTCTCAACCCCACTGATCGGCAACCCTCCTCAAACACCAGTGGATTTCCCTGAGTTTCAGGTTATCGTAGAGACGCTTGGAGGACTTGAAGCACGCATCAACCTCGATCCCGAAACAATCAAACTTCCTGAACAATGAACGTCCCGACAGAATGGATACTAATGGTGCTCCTTGCACTCGCCACAGTTATTTCAAGTCTTGCCGCAATCATTTATAAATCGTTGTCTGCCGAGATTGCTACACTTCGCACTATTGTAACCAAACTCCAGGATGATGTGGATCGCCTAAGCAAGGGTTGCGGACTCGGAACCTGTCTCTACAAAAATCGACACCTATGAAAACGACACTAATCGGACTGCTTGCAGCCATCGCCGCTACTATTCAGACCACTGTCCAGGACGGCAACTCGATTGCTGACTGGAAGACGTGGATCTTGCCTGTCAGCCTTGCCGTTCTCGGCTACTTGTCAAAAGACGCTACCCCTTCCACATAATGAAAACCATCCTTGCTTTTGCCATCTTAGCTTTAGCTTCCTGCGTCTCGACTGTTACTACAACAACCTTACCTGACGGTACGGTAACTGTGGTTGAACAGTGCGGCATCGACCAGTACAGTGTTACGGCTGCTACCGAGATTATAACTGTTACAGCAACTAAATAATAACTCCAAGACCCTGACAAATGAAACCAAGACCTAATGAATCGTTTACCTCATGGTTTGACCGTCAGGGTTTTAAGCATTTTAAATCAGATGAGTTAACCTGGTATTTTAGCAAGGTCAGAAACGGAGTTAAGAACTCTACTCCACCTCGCGAATTGTGGATTAACATCGTTCCTACTATTAAGATACTTGATGATCTTCGAGAACATTTTGGTAAGAGCCTAGAAATATCCTCTACTTACCGGGCTCTACCGTATAACAGAGCAATTGGTTCGCCAGATGGATCTATGCATGTTAAGTTTAAAGCAGTAGACTTTATAGTATCAGGTATAAGTCCTGCGACTGTATCAGCTGTGTTACGTAAATGGAGGAACGAAGGTAAGTTTGTCGGTGGCATCGGCAAGTATCCTACCTTCGTTCATCTTGACACACGCGACTATAACGCAACTTGGTAATCGAAGAACGCTTCGATCTTATCAAGCACCTGGCGTGAGACAACCTCCTTGGCCTTAAGTGCCTGAACCACCTTAACATCGGGTGAGTTCAGGCATATAAGGTCGTAATAGGTAACTTTATTACGCTGACCAATGCGGTGGTTGCGATCCTCTGATTGGAGTCTATGCTCAAGGTTAAAGCCGTTGGAATAGTAAATCGATACAGTAGCTTCGACAAGGGTCAGGGACTTGCCGGCTACACGTGGTGAAGCAAGGAACACAGACGTCCCAGGTATTTCTCTAAACTTTTTAATGTTGCTCTCACGCTGTTCACCCTCTACACGACCAGATACCTCGTACACCGGGCAGATACCCTTAAGAGTTTCCTGGATGATCTGCATATCCTCTTGGAAGTAACCCCATACGATAGCCTTGGTACCAGCAGGAAGATCCTCGATGAGTTGCTTAAGGCGTTCTGGCTTGTTAGACTTTACACGTTGAACGTTACCCTCATCATCCTTGCAGTGGCCGCCAGCAATCTGGAGCGTTTTAGTCAGCACACTTAAAGCATTTTCTACAGTAACAAGACCCTGTCCGATGTTTGTCATCATGGCTTTCTTAAGCAAGTTATTATGTAGGTCCTGCTCGTCTGTAGACTCTACGTAGATTGGAGCATAGACCTTGTCAGGCAAATCAAGACAGTCTGCTTTTAAGAGCCGTGAGGAGAATGGCTGAATGCGTTTGGCCAAATCATCAAGCTCACGATAACCTACTGTCTGCATGATCTGTCGATTGTAACCGATCTGCATGGGTTGCATGATAGAGTAGTAAGCACGGAACGAAGTAAAGCTCTTGAATCCAGTAACACCCAGCTTTAGGAACTCACACTGAGCAAACAGGTCGATGGGCGACTGTGTGATTGGGGTACCAGTAAGGATACGGCGATACTGGCAACGCTTACCGATAGCAATACACTGCTTAGTGCGACCAGCAGTAGGACTCTTGATTGTAGTAGATTCGTCCACAACCATCATAGTAGAACTGTGAGCATCACGAAACTGTTCGGTATACTTACTGCCACCCATGTTCTTACCTGACAGTGATTCGATATTAACGATAAGAATATCGAGTACACCGGGGACAGGGACTAGGCCATTAGCTAGTTCATCCTTTTTCGCCTTTGTAGTATACGAACTCCACACTGTTACGCGCACAGGTAGATGCTCAGGCCAGTGGGTTGGGAACTCGTTTAGAATCCAGTTAAGGTAGTAACCTTTCTCTGCGGTAATGATTATTGAATCGATCTTCTCATTGACGAATAGCCATTGTGCTGTATCGATAACAACCTTTGACTTGCCAGTGCCCATCTCCCAGAAGAGAGCATAGTACTGGTAATCGCGAGTCTGTTCGAATATATTGCGTTGATGATTAAACGGTGTTGTCTTGTATTGGAATACGTGGTCCATGGTATTTAACGGGGAATTTAAGGGGTGTGTGATGTCATTGATATTATCCCTGGTGGTCTCTAGGATTACGATAGATAATTTATCGTGGACGCTAGTGTCCTCTTATGATGGTGTCTAGGGGATAGTGATTAGGCGTAGAAGGATGTATAACGTAGAGAGCATTGATGGCGCGGGTAAGTGCTACATACCAGACACGTGCTTCGTCTTCTGGATTATTCTTGTACTCACGATAGGTGCGCTGTGCCATGTCCATGAACACAACCACATTTTCTGCCTGGCCGCCTTTAACTCCATGGATAGTGTTAATGCGTATGCGCGCCTCGCCAGTTAGCTTCTCACCACGCTTGAGAGCGGTAAGTAGATACTCGCGTTGGTAAGAGTCAATGCGGTCAAATGCCTCGTGCCATATTGCTGTAGTAATTAAACCGAAATCACGTTCAAGATCGAGGATGTTAATGGTACGCTCTGGATCTGCTTCTTTAAGTCTGGACTTCTTGCCATACTGCACGCCAACTCGTGATGTCATCCACTCATAAACAGATAAGACTTGAGAGACAGTAGCTATACCGCCGTTGCGTAAGCGTTCCCATACACGGATGTCAGCAAGGAGTTGAGGGTCGATTGGATTCTCGACAGAAGATTCGAACACATAACCTTTGCGCATACAAAGCTCTTGATAGGTTTTTAGCAAGTAAGAGTTACGTGCCAGTAATAGCCAAGACCCTGTACTTAAATCCAGTTGGTCGATGTCTGATATAAACTTAGCGACGCCTAGTTCTAATCTTGGCTTCCACACTTTAGACAAGCGGTTAGATACCTGGCTAATGACTGCATTCGCACATGTTGCTATCTTAGAAGGAACACGATAGCTTTGATCAAGAACTACAGTCTTACCTACTGGCAGATTGATGAACTGGTTTACATCTGCACCAGCCCATTTAAAGATTGCTTGGTCATCGTCACCAGCAACGTATACTTCGCCAGTGTGCTCTGCTAATTTAGCAACCATGCTCCACTGGATAGGCGACAAGTCCTGTGCTTCGTCTACAAATAGAACGTCAAATGGTGGTACGTTACCGTGTTTAATAAACTGCTCGATGATGTCAGTAAAGTCCTGCTTGCCTGTCTCTAGTTTGTAGGCGTTAATAGTTTCCTGCATTTGCTGGATCTCGTACACACTTAGGTTTTCGTCAACCCAGTCAGCATGTACCTGCTGGATAGTCTTTTCCTGGATGCGTGCAAGGTTAGCAAGGAATAACAAGCGATCGCCTTTCGTCTGTCCGTGGAAAGATCCATCGTCTTTGAGACCGCGATAGGAGATATGTAAGTTTAGAGAACGTGCAATGTTAATGTAGTCGCCTACACTCATGACCATCTTGGTAGAGTAACCGAGCTGGCGGAATGCAAAGCTATGTAGAGTTCTGAAGTAAGTAAGATCCTCGGAACTAAGACCGAACTTTTCAGCAGCACGTGTGACTGCTTCAGTAGCTGCACGCTTTGTGAAGGCGACAAAACAGATTCTGTTAGGAGGATAATAGATCAAGCAGTCCGATAACTGCTGCATCAGGGTGGTGGTCTTACCTGTTCCAGGTGGACCGAGAAATAGCTTTACTTTGCTAGGGTTCCAATTAGATAATTGACTCATTCTGTTTTGGTATTTCGAAAGGAGATTTTTGAATCCATTTTTTAGCATGGATCTTATAGCAGTTAATGCCCTTGCCTTTGATATTAAAGAACACGTGTTCTGCTTTCATATCTTTTAGGATGACAGCGATCTTAGAAGACTTGAACTCGTTAAAGCGTCTTACAGTCAGGTAATCTACGAAGTCACGTAGTCTAAAGTGGGCAAAGTCTTGGTTAATCCAGACGTTACCAGCAACAAGAATATCTTTATCACGCTCGCCGTGGCCAGATGATTTTACATTAATGAAGTCTTCGAGGTAAGATCTAAGCATACCAGCAGGTGTGGACTCATGAGGTATGTGCACGATGTTTACTGTCTCAAGTAGTGAACCTACAATCTCAGACCAGTTCTCACGCTTTAGTACTGGCGGCATGATATTCATTTGATCCATGCAAGCCTTTTGAAAGCGCACTGGATTCTGAAGATCATCTGTGGTTAGTTCGATACGGCCGCCGCCTTCGATGTCGATAAACCACACTGGTGGAGAGGACTCGTACTTGGTAAGTGTGCCCATAGCCGGCATACCTGTTGAAGGTCCAATGCCATACTTAACTGTGCGACACTTGTTGCGGTTACAGTATGAAGCCATGGGTTGCGATGAGCACATGTATCTGTACTCTTTCTTCTTAAGCGACTTGATAACACCCTGCACTTCGGTAGAAGGCAAAGGTGGATCCATGAATTTATTATTAAGCTCATCTAAATCGAGTGCCCACTTATCAGGGTTTTTCATGATGGCATAAACACCTAATTGCATCAACCCGTTATTCCTAGTACCTTCAGGAAATCCTTGATGGCATAAACAGTTTAAGCATGGAGGAGCGTCTTTACCAAGTGGATCTTTAGGTGCTGATTCATAGGCACTTAGGGTCTCAGAGTCGACCATCTTGTGCTGCACAAGTTTAAGGAACTCGCCAATGTCTTTGACAGGCGCACCTTCTTTAATTGCATAACGATCAGTGTTTGATCCACCAAAGTATGGCATGTTGATCCATGAACCGGCATCACCACGGTCTACTAATAGTTCGGATTGTTTTGGGAAAATCTCGGATCCGCCCACACCGAGTATGGAAGCGAATTCTCCGAGCCTCAGCTTCATCATAGTAGCTGGGATATAATCAGTCGTAAAACAGTACAGGTGTACACCACCTGATTTGGTTCTGCACGCTACAAGAGGTAGGCCGTGCTTGCGTACTCGAGCTTCTATAGTCTCGGGTGTTACAGCGTAGTCGTCAACATCAATGGCGCCGAACCTACACTTATTATTGGAGTTGATCGGGATTATCCCAAGACCCTGTTCTCCGTCAAGGTGTTTGCTCCATAATTCTGTAGTGGGTTCTCCTACTAATGAAGCAGCCTTGCCCTTAACTTTACCTGATTCGTCATATGAGGATTTCTTTATCATGTAAACGCCATAGGCATTTTCAAATCCTTCGAATATAGTAGCAAACTGGCTAGCGTAAGGGTGCATATTACAATAAACAATAATCGGTAATAATATAGAGTGCTAATAACCGGCACTGGCGAATTACACCAGTGCCGGCTGCATAGCAAGGGTTTAGTTAGAGAATGTCTTCTTCGATATGATTGGACTGGTTACCAATCAGAAGGTTAGAGTTCTCATTGGTCTCGCGAACCGCATTAACGAGACTTGTAATAAGACTCGCTTCAGTATGAGGTTGTGGAGCAGCCTCAATCTTCCAACCACGCCACGTTCCTTTAGAGTTAGACTCCGGAATAGTGGACAGGTAATAAGCGCGTGAGTACATGGGAAGCGTATTGCCGTTAGGACCAGTGAACGTCTTCATCATGTTAAGCCACACACGAGACTTCTTAAGCTGAGTGCTAGTAAGAGTCATGAGTGCATCGCCAATCGATTCTGCACCTTGCAGAAGACGAACAAAGAAGTAAGCAGTAGTAACAATGTTATTGCCATTAGGCAGTACATCTTTACCTGTCTTCTCATCGCGCTTAGCACTGTTAAGAATGTTTGGATTGATATGGGTAGCGACGATGCCACCACCCGCGGATTTTGGACGCCATTCGAGATACACCAACTTATAGAAGTAAGGTGTCACGCGTACAGGGTCCTTGCCTTCGCTATGTAGGATCTCACGGGTTACAGTGTTGATGATGTCACCAACCTTAACTCCAGGGATTGCCTTACTTGCGTGGTCTACGTGATCTGCATCATATTCAGCAGATCCCTTTTGTACGATTGTAAGAATTGGAATGCCCAGATCTTGTTGACCAAGATTCTCCAGTCCGCTAGGACCTTCGTGGGATTCCCAATTATATGCTGCTACACCCTCTTGAGGGTCCGATTGTTTTGCTTGTTTTGCCATTGTTTTGTTTTTAGTTAGGAGAGCTTTGTCCGGCTCCCCTGGTATACGGAGAATAATGCTTCTGGAAGTGTTTCACCCTTGCCATATACTTCACGCACGAATGCGCCAAGCGTGGAGTGATGTACATTTTCAGATAATCTGAAACCTGGATTCTCTTGAATGAATTCAAGAGCTGAGTCACGCTCATCGCGTGTGAACTGGCGGATGGCTTCGGTCTTGATGATACCACCGTGACCGTTTTCATCTAGCCACTTGAATCCTCCGTCGAGGATTTTAGCGTAGTAGAACGGTTTGATTTCTACCTTACGACCGTTAGTGAGTGTAAGTGATTTCATACCGAGTGCGTCCATCCTATCTGGAATAAGTTTAGTAGAGACTTGCTCTAGTTCTGCCTTGAGTTCCTTGAGTTGGTTCTCTTTTTCCTTGATGCTGTCTTCTAATTGAGATTGCCGAAGGCAAAGCTCAGTTAGTGAATTAAGTTCCTGGTCGTCTACAGGAAGGCCCGTGAGGGGATTTACGACGATGTCTAGTTGTTGCGACATAATAATACAATATACAATCGTGATAACAGAGTAAATACTAAAGATTCATGTTAGTTAATATAGTCCAACATTCGCCTTTATAGAATTGTTTAATAGGCAAATCAAGTACCCGTAAGTAATCGCCTACAATCTCAATTTTTTCTACGGGGTTTCTGTAAATAGAACAGATCTGATTCTCTTCACAGAAGACTAACACCCAAGCTCGTCCATTTGCTCTGACATGTTTTAAACCCCACACCCTTTGCTCAGGTCTTAGCAATGGAAGTTCATCAACCTTTGTAGTAACCTTTAGTTCTAACCAGAAGCCTTGGCATCTGGGAATTTGGATATAAGTATCAGGGATTCCGTTTTTAGTAGAACTCTCAATGTTAGTTACATGAGCGCCTTTAACTGCTAAGTGGCTTTTAAGCCATGTTCTGAATTTAGTTTCTCTTACTTCCATGATGTGCCGTAATCTAGATCTACTTTAATAGGAACAGATATGTCAACGCAGGTTTCCATACACCGTTTAATAGCTTGCGCTTCTTCCTCGCTTGATACAGGGTAGTTAAGCTCGTCATGAACTTGCATATAAGGTATATGCCCTAGTTCGTTAAACACTTTAAGCATGGCAAACTTAGTCATGTCTGCCGCAGATCCTTGGATCAGTGCGTTAAGTGCCTTGCGTGTATCAGCACGACGTATTGCTACGCCTTTCCACTTTTCTAGTGCTAACTCACGAGTATCTACTGGCCAGCAATCGTCAGCAACTTTACATGCAGCACCGAAGTTAGCGGGTTCCCACATGTTAAAGTGTCGACGACGACCAGACAGGGTCTTAATGAACCCACGATTTTGAGCGGCTTGCTCGCACTTTTCTCCTAGTTGTTTAACGAATGGAACGTGCAGGTCGAATTGATCAAGGATGGCACGAGCTTTGATATGGTCACAGCGGAGTTTGGCTGCAAGTTTGTCGATGCCCATACCATAGCATCTTCCGAGGTAAAGATCTTTTGCCTGAGGTCGTTCGACAGAGGCGAGTTGGACCATAAGATTGTAGAAGTCCTGGTCAGGATTATCTCGGTAGACTTGGGCTGCATCAGCCGCGCCGGGCAAGCCCATTCTCTCAGCAAAACCGATGAGAATTCTAGGCTCCTGCTGCGAGTAATCGAGCTTGGCCCACGACGATCCACTAGGAGCACAGAATAATCCTCTAATACGTTTACCCGACTTAGATCTGGAAGGGACCTGTTGCGGATTTGGATTTGAAGCTGCCATACGCCCAGTCCTAGTTCCTCCATCATCAGAAGCCAGCTGCTTCCATTGTGGGTGAACCCATCCATTGATTTGATTTCCGACAATCCAACCGTCAATGAATGTCGAAGCAAGTCGATTATACTCTCGAGCGTCCCGGACTTTCTTGAGGAACGGGAAGCTGCTTCCTTCAAGGAACTCTTTAGTAAATGAAGGATTGCCTTTTGGTGTGGTAGGATACTGCAATCCGTGGTGGTCGCAATAGATTTTAAGGGAGACTCCGCTCCAGATATCGAGGCGCGGGAGACCGGCGCCGTAATCCTCAGCAAGGTGTTCAGTGATAATATTTTCTTTAGCATAATACTCTTTTGATAATTGTCGCGCTGCTTCTACATCTACAGGGATGCCGCGCAGTCGCATTTCCCATAGTATTGGCTGAATTGCCAGTTCCAATTGAAGTACTTCATCAAGACCCTGTTCACGGATCTCTTTCATTTGGTGGTGCCAGATATGGACGGGTGCCCATGCATCCCATTCGGCGTATGCACCTACGTAGATAGGACTTAGCATCCACAATCCGCCTTTAGGATCTACACCGAAGTCTTTAGCTGCTTCATTAAGCTTTTCTTCGTCTTTAGTCTGGCCGAGTCGACGTCGTGCAATCTCTTCGAGTGACGCAGGTTTTTCTTCGTCAATGAGTGGCTCAGCAATCTGTATGTCGAAGATCTTTGCTTTGCAAGTAATACCGAGCGACCAGATAGCTTCACGCTCATACATCGTGTTGGCTCCTACAAGGGTCTTGGAGGTATCACCGACTATAGATTCTAAGAACTTGAGGCATGATTCGCGAGGCATTTGATGTTGCTTGCCATACTCATGGTCAAACGGGAAATACCAGCTGGCATCACCTGTTGACATGGAGAACCCGACCACCTTGGCATCACCTCGTATGAAGCCTGGACCCTTAGATTTAAGATGTGGATCCTTAGTCTCGACGTCAAAGCCGATTAGATCTACGTTATTAATGTTAGGAAACTCTTTTGGACAACGCCATTCTGATGGTGGTTCCCATAAAGGCATTTGCCCTGGTATGTCTTTGTGTTTACGCATTTGCTTTGTTACGATGGTAGTAATCTTTTAGATATTGTAACCGATGAACGTGGTTTTTAAAGTGGTTTTCTTTGCTGCGTGCTTTAGTACAGTCCATGCATTCTACACGACCTTCATAGGCACGCTTATAGTCACGACATTTATGGCAATAGATTATTCTCATTTATCTGTTCGTATTCCTTTGTAGATTGGGAAGCGTGGTATGCCGTCTTTCGATAACTCGAAATACTTTACGGTAATTTTCTGGCCTATGAAATAATGCGGTGAAACTGATCTCTCATGATCGTTAAGTCCTGAACCAGCAGTAAACGTCTTCTCAGCAGTATCTCCTACTGCAAGAACTAAGGCACCGATCATTCCATTATACTTGCCTTTACCGTTTTCGATACCGACGCAGGTATATTCTGCTTCATGGAAGTCTTTCATCTTTAGTAGATGCGATGACCGCTTTTGCTCATACATGGACTGTGGATTCTTGAGCATAATACCTTCACCACCTTGGCGAGTGATTTCGTTATGCCAGTTACTAAGTTCGTCCAAGCATTTCACAATGTCTTGTTCGACATGAATAAGATGCGGGATGTCAGCGTCTTCAATCATCATCCTAAGATCGTCGTTGCGAATTGCAAACGAGTCTCTTTCAGAAATGAGATCGAAAACGTGGAACTCAATACCCCACCACTCATCACCGTGTCGACGAACAATTCCACTGCACTCGTTGAAGCGTCCCCGGCTAATATAAAGTTCTCCGTCCAGGAACCTTCCGTGTAAGGGAAGCTTTTCCAGCGAGGCAGTAAAATGGTAAGGAGCATCAAGACGATTTCCGTTTCGTGTCCAAAATGATTTACCATCGAAGATGGCACGGACTCCATCGAGTTTTTCTGAGGCATACCAACCGATAACATTGTGTTTATCAGGTAAGTACTTTTTAGCGAGCATTGGTGAGACCATATAATATCCAGGGGTGTAGTGTTGAGAATCCAGTATCATAAAGCAATTCGTTATTTGCTTTATCTATCCTTGAATATAGCACCCTCTGAAAGTTCAGGGAATCTCCAAGAGACGTGCACAGGCTCTTTAAATTTATCTTCGCCTCTGGATCCGGTGTAGGTGTATACTGCTCTGAAGAAATTACAGATTTGGCCTTCTCTAGATCCTTAAAGTAGATATGGCGAGATGCAGCGGTGTGGTGCATGTAACCAATCTCATACAGTTTACCGGTACGGGCATACAATTCAATTGCAACCTGAATGGTAAGCATAGTCATTGTAACTACATCGTAAGGAGCACCTAACCACAGATCGTTAGAGCGCATAGTAACAAATGTCTGGATACGCTCATCACGAATCATGAATTGTACGCTTAACGTGCAGGGTATATCTTTTGAAGGGCCAGGACGCTCGCGCCAGATGTTGATAACAGATTGACGGGAGTAAGGATCATTGATTAAGCAATCTACTGCATAACAGATCTGATCGATAATCTTAGGACCGTAGGCGCCAGTCAAACGAATGCCGTCGTCAGAGAATTTCTTATATGACGGAGCAAACTCAAGAAGCATATCGACCCTGTTCTCGCCGGCAAGTATCCACCATGCCTCAGCGAACATAAAGTCATAAGAGATCCTACGTCCAGGAACCGTGAGAAAAGGCTTCGACATCGGAAAGCAGGCTGTATCGCCGAGAAGTTCCTTAGTCTTATTTCCACGGACTTCTACGTCATTACCTACACGAACTAATGTTCCGAGCATTTCTAACCAATAATTATTGAATGAGGAGTATAGCTTCATAGATTTGAAAGGCCGTAGATAAATGCGTTAACCTGACCTGAACGATCGATTTTCTGATTAGAGATAAAGTTATCTAACCAATAAGTAAGCACATTGGGATGTTCTTTCTCGAACTTACTAAGCAGTCGCATATACCCGTCGTAAATACTTGCGTACACAGAAGGGTCGTATGGGTGGTCAGGGTCTTGATTCTTAGCATGCTCCTCAATAGCATTAGCACGCATGCAAAAGATATACACGGCATGAGGTTTTAGAAGTTCTATAAACTGGTCGACTGGAGTTGAAGGACGACCACGAAGAGCAGTGCCATAGACTACATCGCTTGGCCACAATCTGTCGAACACTATCGTGCGACCTTGTTCTACATTTACAATCGCATTATGAATAGCGTTAAGCTGGTACAATGCCATGGCATCGTGATCTACTAAACCTTTGCCAGCAGTCATGTGCCAGTATGTAGCGTTAAGGCGGTATGCAATAGATTTAGCCAGGGTTGTTTTGCCGCAGTTGTCTGGGCCTTCTACAATAATGATTTTCGGTCTCATACTAGGTCGCTATGATCAGGGCCGTTCCAGCCTTGGGGTTTAATGATGTCGAAGCCAGATCCATACTTTGAATTAGTAGGATTGCCACGTTGTTTTTCCATGTTAGCAGTGTGTACACGCTTCCAGGCTTCAGCAAAGTCCCAGCCGCGTCGGTATGCAGTACCCAATGCAATGTACATAATGTCGACAAGCGCATCAAGAGTTTCCTCGTCATCTTCATCTTCTACAGCTTCCGCGTACTCTTCGGCTTCATCAGCCAAACGAAGATGGCGTAATTCCCATTCTTCAATGGTCATCTTGTCGCGATTTTTGCTTAACCAGTTGTCAAGCATATCGCCATCAGGTTGTTGCTCAGATGCAACAGCAACCTTGCTATTATTCTGTTCAAGCCCGAACTTCTCGTGGAAGCGGGCAATATCGGTTAATGGAGTAAACTCCTGATTTGTATTAAACGCGTTCATATATTTATTGGAGAGTATTAGCCGCTAACGGCGGCAAGTCGCTGAGTGTAGGATATTATAGACCGCTTGATTCAGCTCTCGGTCTTCCACACACATTATGGAAATTTACCGGGACATATCTTTCCAATGCTCGGATGAGCCCCAAGGCGCCTGGCAGTCTTTGACGTGTGCCCATCCGTTATCTAGTTGTGGAAGTTCATTTGCTCTTGGATGCCGCAGTTCCCACAAGCAGTTGCGTGATTGTGCTGGGAACATAGGAGCAAAGATAGTAGAAAGCACGTTAGTGTCGTAGTACTCACGAAGGTCGTTGAACACTTCTAAGTACTGAGGAGACATGTGCGGTTTGTAATCACTGATTGAAGCGAATGTTCCGTGCACATCCTCGATATGGAAGCCAGTCTCACAGAGCATACCACCGAACGCGGCGTATGTCATCTCGTTAACATGGTTAGCAGCACAGGACTTATAATCCCAGCAGGGAGTAGAGATCCACACGCGGCCCATATTAGGATCGATAAGGCGTAGCATACTGTCAAGCATTTCCTTAAGCATTACCGGCTCAACGTGCTCAGCAACCTCAAAGCAAACAATATCTGTAATGTTGCCCTCTAGACCCTGACACCGGTTGTCTACGAAATCCCTGCAGAATAGTGTATGCGGATATAAGGTAGTTACTTCACCCATCTTACCCTTACGAGCAGCCTCGACAGAGTCTGGGAGCATTTGACCAGCGTCGATGCCGATGTATTGCTTTGGAATCATCTTGCTGGAGTACAGGGTCTTGGCAAATGGGAGCTCACGTCCACATCCGATATCCATGATACGAGCTGTAGCATAACGCTTTTGCTCCATCATTCGCTTCATTACATGCGACCATCGAAAGCAGTGAGCAATGTAGTCGCGGTGTAGGAATCCTCTCTTTTCGGCCTGATCAATACTGAGGAAGGTAGTATCGACAGATTTGCCTCGTTCGTTTGCCATATTAGTTGTCTGTTATTTGTGTTTGTGGTTTACCGTTAACATAGAGCTCAATATCCGCGCAAAATACCCCATCGCTATCTAGGGATATTTTACCATCGAATTCTGCATGCTCCATTATATCGAGAAAGTTTTCTATGCGCAATGTGATTTTAGGACCGAAGGTGGCACACATGGCAAAGAACAAGTCGCGTTGTGAAGCAAGACTTTTCTCTGCAGCCACTAGTTCTTCTTGGAGTTCTTTATAGGCGGTTTGAATTTGCTTGTTAGCAGCCTGAAGGCTTTTATTATGGCTAAACAATTGATTCATGCGTTCTTGTGTCGTCATGTTTTAATAGTATATCCCCGTTTTATCTTAGTAAATATAAATTTGTCCGTTCAGTAAACAAAGAACCCCCACCGTTTCCGGCAGGGGTCTTCGATTATTTGCGTTTAGCTACACGTTATGCCGTTGGGGCTTCCGCTGGGACTTCGGATTTAGTAGGGGACTCAATGGTCACGAATCCTTTTTCCGTCAGCGTTTTCTGGTAGTAGCTCAGGATGCGGCCTTGTGGTTGGCGGGTAGTAACCACGCCGTCCATTTGGGCCACAAGATCCTTGCGGGTAAGACCTGCAGGACCTGCAGCCTTAACAATGTTTGCGATAGCTTGCGCTTGTGGTGCGAGCTTGTTGTTGACGTCTTTGTCGTCAGGTTGTGGATCGACCGTGCGAAAGATGTCGCTTTCCTTGGTCGATTGACCGGCGGGACGACCGACTTTCTTCGGTGCAGTTTCTTTCTTACCTGCAGTCTTATCAGGAGCTGCGGGTGGTGTAGCGGTATTCTCAGTTGCGGTTGTATTTTTCTTAGCCATTGTCTTATTTTCTTTTTGTTGTTTGTGAAATGCGATAGTTAGTCGCGAGAAGGTAATAGTAGTGTGTAGAAGTTGCTTGTATACTTAAAAATAACAGACTTTCCAAATATTTTTCAGTCAGAAATTATTGAATAGTAGCAATGCAGTTCGTCTGACTTCCATATTTCGTAGTTACCTGATCCAGATACGTGGACGCGTACCCAATCAGTAGCTGGTGGTGTAGTGTTCGGATTAGTACCTAAGTCCATGTATCCGGCTTTTATCATTTCGGTTGTCGTCGTAATAGAGCTCATATTATTATTCTACAAATTCGAGTTTACCTGCCTTAATAAGAGCGGGTCTATAGTATTGAAAGATGCGGAATGGATCTTGCTTTGTCTTCAGCAATCCACTGTCGCGTAAGCGATCCATAAGCTCGCGCACGTCAGACTCACTAACGAATTCCTTATCAGAATCCTGATGTAAGCCTATAAGTGCACGATGAACTATAATCGCCTGATTCTGCATGTGGACATCGTTAGAACCTTCGATCGCCCTGTACCCACGACGATCAAGACTTCTCTTGCGCTCACGCTGTCCAGTATGATCGTTAATGACTGCACCAGTGCGGTATGTAGTAGAGCGATCATTGGCGCGCATATACAGCTTACCCCAGATTGCCTTAGTCAGGGTCTTCTTAGGAGCATTCTTGAGTGCAGGTCGTTGGTACATAGCAAGGTAAATGCTGTGTAGCTCTTCGACATCTTCGTCATTGTAGCCGTCGTCGTAGTCTTCCCAGTTCTGGTACTCTTCACGACGCATCATAATGAATATGCGATCTTCCCATAAGTCGAAGCGAAACCATTCGTTCGTGTTGTTTTTAACCAACACTGCGGCGAGCATCTTCTCAGTGATAGGGAAGTCGTAGCTGGAATTAGTCTTCTCCATAGTTACCTCCGGGTTCAGGGTTACCTGCTGGCGATATGGAACATTCGAAGCAGCTACCGCCTTGTAGCGGCATGCCACACTGTCCGCATATACGCTTTGCATTGGAGTCGGACACTAAGTCGCGGAGCTTCGGTGGAAGATCGTCCGGATTGATCGTCCGCTCCAACGGCTTTGGGACTGAGACATGGGTCGCATCTTCTACGAGCCGTGGCAAGACTCCCTCCCTGCGCTCGACAGGGTCAGGGTCTTGTAGTAAATCGATGTAGTGAGGATCGATTTTGACGGTCATTACCTGACCGGGTGTGTATGCGATCAGGCGGAACCCATTCGCATTTGCTATAGACTGGAGAGCGTCCAGTACGGTGTTTTGTTGTGGTGTCATATATTAGAGAGTGTAACAACCACAGCATGGTGCATCTTCACAATCGCAGATGCGTCCATCCTGTGGGCGGTTATTTGGTTCATAGTCACGTTCGTATTCACGGTCCCAATTATGGTCCTCTGATTCAATGTCTGGTTTATGCGGTGCGTTCATAGATTTATATAGTGTAAACTAGAATGACACCAGGGGAAATTTAAATGTATCACATACATCCTTTTTATCCCTGGTGTCTCTCTGTAGGTACAAGTATTGCCTATAACTTTGTAGGAACTAACACTTGGTGTGTATGTTCAAACATTTGTACGACGTAACCTCGTGGCACTTTCGTGCACATAAACACTGCTGGTACAAGCGTGTTCTTTTTATTTATGGTTGCGGTTATTAGTTTACCGTCTGGTATATCTACAGTATTGTCTTGTTTTACTACAGCAGTCGGTCCGTATTTCTGTGCTACTATTTGTTCTATGTATTGTTCGATCATATGCGTTGTATCCATTGTTCTCTGATTGGTGTTTCCCATTCTACAAATTCAAATACGTCATAAAACGTATTCTCGCTTATAGATAAAAGTATTTCGTCTAGTGTGTTATTCGATGTCCACATCTCCTGCTCTTCAGGAAAGAAATAGTAGCCTGCACCAGTGCCTTGGCTTGCTTCCCAGATGATGTATTTGTAGCGCGGATCATTGTCCACACCTACGAGCAGCCATGTATGCGCGTGCCCGTCTTTTTTATTATGCAGCTTATTGATAAGAGCATAGGATCTTGCACCCTGTAGCAGGGATTTGCGGTTAAACTTTTCTCTTAGTTCTTCCGCTGTGAGTGGCGTGTATATAATTGCACTCATATTAGTTGTACATAATGCCTACGGTCTTGCAATGGTGTTCCCACAGGCTAATAGCAAGCTCGTTTACTTGTTCGAGGAAGTATACGACTGATATTGTACCTGATTTTGCACTTACTGCTAAACAGGTCATTTGTACGATTGAAAGCATTTCGAATCTACCGTCGAGTTCTAATTCATGGTTAAACAGGCATTCTGTCATCTGCTCGATAAGCTTGTGACTATCATCGTGATGTTCTTGTATTACTGCGTATAAGCGATTTTTTAATGAGTTCATGTTATTGCGGTTGGTTATTGATTGTGATACCCGTCTAATAACGGGCAACGAGCTCATAATAGTATATGTAGAATCTATGTACATTAAAAAGGTACACACCAGGATATATTTATCAATGTATATTACCGATTATTACCTTGTTATTACCGATTATATTATGGATAATTACCAGCGTGACAGACGTTTTCGGGAGCGATAAACTTTGTAAGTTGTTTAGAGTCAATGACTTAGGGTTTTCCCTTATACACTTTTCAGTCTGGTAAGGGTGCAAGTTATTATGGTTATTATGACTTTGGGTCATTATTATACTTTTTTAATTTTTCTTCCATGGAGTTGCCAGAGATTGGTAAACTTAAGTGGTTCATAGAGACCCTGAATGAGTAAATTGAAATAATTGATCAAAAATGATAATATCATAATATAATTATTTATAAGCAGTTAATAGTCAATGACTTATAAATAATTTGATCCTAATAACCAGATAATAATTCGTAATAACAATGAGTTATCTTATAATATAACACTTCTACATGGGCAGTGAATTATTGTTGCTGGGCAGTTGGCAGCGGATGACGGAGTAGGCAGTTGGTGGAAGGACCGTGGTCGATGGCAACACTCCTCTGTTCACTATCCAAGCCAAAACTGCACGAAAAAAAGGCCACCCAGCTTGCGCCGAGTGGCCTCGATTCGTGTTTCCTTATGCGATTACGCGCTCTTTGGCGCGGGTCAGCCAACCCTCGTCCTCCATGCGCTTCTGGTAGAAGGCGTAGATGCGCTCAGGTGTCTGCTTGGTGTTCAGCTTTTCAGCCTCCTCGCCGATCCAGCCGAGAATCTCAGCGCGGGACACGGTTTTGCCAGCAGCTTTCTCATGAATAATGTCATGGCATGTGAGCATCTGTTTGGGATACTTCATTGCAGGGTCAACAATCTTGTCATTGATGGTGACAAAATAAACCAACTTGCCTGCATCAGCAGTGGTTGCCGGACCTAGGTCAGCAATCAATGCTTCGATTGCTGCGGTCATTTCTGATTTGTTCATTGCAGTCATTGATTGCAATGCCGATACGATTTCATGTCTCTTCATATATGTGTGTGTATTTATGTTTTTCTCACGGAGAGGCATTTTTGCCGCTCGTTTTTATTATACCCAATCATGGGAATTCGTAAACAATTATTTTTGTACGCAAAACGTAACTCATTCATATTCAATTACTTACGACCAAATTTATTTTTTTTATTTAATTAAGAAAGCTTAACCAATATGCACATGGAAGACAAGCGCGCGTGCGTGTGCGTGCGTACGCGAGTTGAGGCAGGCGCGTACGCGAATTGAGGCGCACGCGCGTAACGCATACGTGCGCGAGTTGAGGCGCGTGCGCGCGCGAGTTGAGGCGCGTGCGCGCGTGCGAGTTGAGGCGTGGACCGGCCTGGGGGGCCTTTTCACTTCGCGCGGAGTATGATACGGACCCATATAAAAATTCCGGGAAATCTGGCGCATGATTCGGATATCGTAAACCGTCACCCGCAGAGCTTGAGGATATAGGGATAATATAAGATATTACGGATTATTATGTAAGTTATTGGATCGGTTTATTTATAAGTCATTGACTATCAAGACCTTCCGTAGGCTAGTATTAGGGTTATTATCATTTTTGATTAAAATCGAAAATAAAAAAATAATTGATAAAAAAGTCCTAATAGGTAATATAATAGTTATAAGTCATTGACTATCAATCACTTACAAAGGTCTGGTCGTAATAACACAATAATAGTCGGTAATACATTTCTAATTATGTGTACAGACAGGGTCTTGAACACTGACCCTCCGAAGCTTTTATATTTACTTTTGTAACCAGAATTTGGTTAAATATGCACCTATAGACTATGGCCAAACGTGAAAAGCAACGAGTCCCAAGTGTGGAAGAGATCCAAGAACTGCAGAGGCGGAAGAAGGAGTTGGCCACTGCGACTATCGGAGCGACTGGTCCTGTAATGATCAAGGCTCCGTTGAACATGAGCAACGAACCACGTATGGGTGCGGCCGTTCGTATATCCACGCCACCAGTAGGATTAGTAGCTACCGATCAATCGCCCAAGACCCTGTCCCCGGATAAGCCTGCATCACTAGGAGATATACTTATTTCTCAAGATTTAGATCCTGCTGCGGAACTCTTACGCATGTATAACGAGCGCGAGGAAGACATTAACAGCCCAGACTATGGCAAGTTCGTTATGAAACCTAACGAGCGTAGGCACCTGATGTTGGAACTGCTGAAGTATACACATCCTCAGTTAAAGTCGATCGATCACAAGGGAATGACCAACAACGCCGTTACGGTTATTCTGAATATGCCAGACGGTACACAGAGCCACAAACAAGTAGAATCGAGAGGAAAAGTTATCGATGCCTGAAATTAGATTACCCGCATTTTATACTCCACGTATTTATCAAGAAGCAGTCTGGAACTATATGTTGCAGGACAAGTTAGGTCTGCGCGCATCAATGGTGTGGCATCGACGTGGAGGGAAAGACTTAACTGCAATTAACATATGCGCCATGAAGTCGTTCCAGCGCGTGGGCACATACTGGCACGTACTGCCTACATATAAACAGGGTAAGCAAATTGTCTGGGAAGGTATGACAGGCGATGGTACGCCGTTCATTGATTCCTTTCCCAAAGAGCTGGTTACACGGAAGCGTGAGGTTGACCTGCAGATTGACCTTATTAACGGGAGTAAGTACCGTGTTGTTGGTTCGGACAATGTTGACAGCATTGTTGGTACTAATCCTATCGGTGTGGTTTTCTCAGAGTATAGTCTGCAGGATCCTAGTGCGTGGGATTATATTAGACCGATTTTGGCTGAGAATGGCGGGTGGGCAATGTTCATCTTTACTCCGCGTGGTAAGAACCATGGGTATACGCTTCATGAGATGGCGCGTAAGAATCCTGATCGATGGTTCTCCCAGACCCTGTCCATCGAAGATACTGGTGCAGTCGATAAGCAAACTATCGAGGACGAGCGTAAGGATGGTATGGCTGAGGAGTTGATCCAGCAGGAGTATTATTGCTCGTTCAATGCTCCTCTGGTCGGTTCATATTATGCTACCCAGTTAACCAATGCGGAAAAAGAGGGAAGGATTCGGAATTGCCCTTGGGAGCCACTACTGCCAGTACATACCTTCTGGGATCTGGGCGTTGACGACCATACCACAATCTGGTTTATGCAGGAGTATGCAGATGAATTTAGGTTCATAGACTACTACTCAAATTCGGGAGAAGGTCTACCTCACTACATTAAAGAATTAAATACGAAGCAGTATGTTTATGGTCGTCACTATGCACCACATGATATTAAGGTGCGCGAATTCTCGTCTGGCAAATCGCGTTATGAGACGGCCAAAGGTCTGGGTATTACGTTTCAGATTGTAGCAAAACACGATCTGTCAGATGGTATCGAGCAGACACGTAACATCCTGCCGCGCTGTTATTTCGACGAGACAAAGTGTGATACGGGAATCCAGTGCTTAAAATCCTATCGTAAAGAATGGAACGAGATGATGAAGACCTACTCTACAACACCGGTACACGATTGGGCTTCCCACGGTGCTGATGCGTTTCGTATGTTCGCATGGCGGTCTAAGGATCTCGCAAGACAGAGAAAAGGTAAACCTAAAAGTTCTACAGTAGATGAGTACAACTACCTTGGATAAAGTAATACTAGCTGCAGAGGAGGTTTACAGGAATGAAGATTGTGCCCGCAGCTTTGAGGAAGATTTATATTTACATCTGCATACCCAGGGATGTATTGTCTTCAAAGATGAAAACAACCTAGCACTTGTTAGACCTGTAAATGAACACGATCCTTACGAAAATCTTACCTACCCAGGATACATCTCACCTGAGCCAAATGCTTGGTGGGTTTATATGCTCGTTGGCGACGTGCCTTTTCTTGTTAGCTTACTTCCTAATCGATTTGATCGTATCGGTTGGGAAAGGAAAAATAAACCACGATTCTATAACCTCAATAAAGTAAAACAATGGACTTCAACGATGGACCACACTGGGATGAAACCTTATTTATGAACGGACGCCTTGCACGCCTACACAAAGGAGGATCTTCTGCAAAACCTCCTCAACTTCCAAACACGCCAGCACGGCCTGCTGAAGCTGCTAAGACTGTAGCAACAAATGCAGAACGAGACCCTGCACGTCGTAGGATGCGCGGATTTGGATCTACTATCCTTAGTAGTTCTATGTCTGACGACAAAAGAGGCGCATCTATTCTAGGGGGTTAATATGTCGGACGACAATATCGCAATGGAAACCATGTTGATCTTGGCTGGTGCCAAGAATCAGCGATCAGTCTGGAACTCACGTTTTCAGGAGGTAGTCGATTATTGTCGTCCCAACGCTGATAGCTTTACTGGTAAGAAGAGTCCAGGTCAGAGTAACACCGATCAGATTTATGATGCCACTGCAGTTGATGCATTGGAAGAATTTGCTACGTCGATTCATTCTTATGTTGCCAACCCTACTGATCGTTATTTTGATTTTCGTTCTACTAACCCTCGGTACGCTAATGATCGTCGGGTAAAACTCTGGTGTGAGCATGTTACAGATACAATCTACCATTACTACTCTGCAGCTAATTCAGGGTATACTGGTTCGATGTCTGAAACATTCCTTGACATTGGTTCGTTCGGTACCTCTGTACAGTATCAATACTGGAAAGACGGACTGCACTTCAAGACGTTTGCACTAGCTGATTGCTGGATTAAAGAAAATTCCGATGGATTTGTAGACACCCTCGTAAGAGAGATTAACTGGACAGCGCGTCAGGTTATGCAAGAGTTTGGCAAGATGCCACCAAAACTCAATGAAAAGACACGCGAAAAACCTGATACCCCTCTTACTGTTATCCACCTGGTTATCCCTAGGTCTGATACTCGCTTCTTACAGCACATCAAGCCCGCTAAAAACTTTGCTTCTATTTGGGTGTGTATGGATACTAAAGAGACCTTGAAAATCGATGGTTTTCAATGGTTCCCTTTCCATACTCCGCGCTGGTTAAAGATGTCGACGGAAGTGTATGGTCGCAGTCCTGCACTTAAGGCAATGCCTGATATTAAGATGCTTAACCGCCTTGAGTTTCAACTTCTTAAAGGTTACTCGAAAGCAACTGATCCTCCGTTGATTGTTCCTTCTGAGGCGTTCCTTGTTCCACTTAAGACCCACCCTGGTGCGGTTAATTACAAGGAACCCGGATCTGATCCGATTGAATCTCTTCCACCTGTTAACTTCTCAATTCCGGAAAACAAAGCAGAACAAAAGCGTGAGGCAATCCGCAAGTACTTCTACAACGATGTCTTCCGTCTGGAAAAAGAGAACGTAGAGATGACTGCGTACGAAGCACAAGATCGTCGCGAAGAAAAACTTCGTAAGATTGCGCCTATGACAGGACGACTCAATATGGAACTACTTGGTCCCCAATTGACCCTGTCCTACCTTCTTTGCACCAGGCACGGTGCAATCGATCCTCCACCATTCGAAATACAAGGTGGTTTGAAAATCGAGTACTCTTCTCCTGCTGCCCGCGCTCAGACAAGCCTTCGTGCTGTGGGTCTGGACAGGTACATCCAGCGTCTTATTCCCGCTGCGCAGATTAACCCAGAGGTCTTCGCCAGTGTCAACTGGGCAGGTTACTCAAGAGAGATGGCGCTGGCTATGGGAACAAGCGAGAAGATACTTTATTCGCCTGAAGAAATGGAAGCCATTAACTCCCAGAAAGCGGAGGCTGAACAGCAGCAAGCCATGGTTCAAATGGCTGAACCTGCTTCCAAGGCTATTAAAAATCTTAGCGATTCTGGGATTAACCTTGGAGGTATGATGTGATCCGAGGAATAGTTAAAGAAGTATCCACATACCTGCAGTTCAAAAGGGACTGCAGGGAAATTTTTACCACACCACAAGGACGAAGGATTCTTTCGTATCTTATGAAAAAGGGGTGTGTCACGACTGCAGTAGCCTGCGTAGATCGTGATGAATCTTTGCGCAATGAGGGGATGCAGCGCCTAGTGCTGTCTCTTCTTAAGGCGACATATCGCAACGAAACAGAACTAGAACAACAACTCGAAGAAGAACAATTATGACACGATTCGGACAACTAAGACTACTATTTAACGAAGACGGCGGAGGCGACGGAGGCGGCGGAGGAGGTACTCCACCACCACCACCAACTCCACCAGCCCCAGGATCTATTCTCCAAACTGGAGGAGGCGGTACTGAAACATGGTACGGCACACTTCCTGATGAGTTTAAAGTTAACCCATACGTTACACAGTCGAAAGACCTTGCAGGATTTGTTAAATCCGCTATCGATACTAAGTCGATGGTTGGTGCCAACACTATCCGTCTTCCAGGTGAGAAAGCTACTCCTGAAGAACGTTCAGAATTCTACAATAAACTTGGTCGTCCTTCTGACCACACTGGTTACAAGCCCACTGTTGCTCCAGTCGAAGGTGTTGTCGATTCTGCTGTCAACGAACAAATGACCAAGAAGTTCCATGAACTCGGTCTTACCAGTCAACAAGGTCAAGCAATTCTTGACGAGTATTATGGCGTGCTTAACGGCGGATTTACTGCTCATAACGATAACCTTGTTACTCAACGTGAACAAGCAATGACTACTCTTAAAGGGGAGTGGGGTCAAAACTACGATGCCAATGTTAAGACTGCACAACTTGCAGTTCGTGAACTTGGTGGTCAAGAACTCTTTGAGGTTCTCGAAGGTGCTGGTCTAGCAGACAATCCACAAATCATTAAGTTCCTGCACAACGCTGGAACAAAGTTGCTTGATGATGCAGCTATTGGCGGTGGAAATAATCAGTTTGCTGGTTCAATCGAAGGTGCCTCTGCTGAGATTGGCCGCCTGAAGACTGACCCTGAGTTCATGCGTGTCTGGGGCGATGCTCAAGCACCTGGACATAAAGAAGCAGTAGATAAGTGGCTTGCACTTCACCGCACTGCTTTCCCAGGTAAGTCAGAAGATTGATCGTAATCTTTTTTAAAAAAAGTATTTACAGCAGATAACAGTTGGGTTATCATGATACCTGAGATCAGACTACTCTTCGGAACCTGATCATTGTGGTAACCCACACGTGATGCACCGTTAAGCATAAGGTGAAGACCCGCATTCGCGGACTATTGGAACCGGAACTCACAATCCAACCAACCAATAAACAAATATGTCCTTCCAAGTAGATACTGCTTTGGTTAATTCGTACCACTCGAATATCCAAATCAAGTTCCAACAAAAAGGATCCCGTCTTCGCCCTTATGTGAGGATGGAATCCCAAAATTCGGAATTTGATTTCTTCGACCGAATTGGCCCCACCGCCGCTGTTAAAGTGAAAAACCGCCACAGCGACACTCCCCTCATTTCCACCCCACATGACCGCAGGCGCAACGCGACTGAGGATTATGACTGGGCGGATTTGATTGACCGTAAAGATCGCCTGCGTATGCTTGCTGATCCCACCTCGTCCTACAACACCAACGCCGTTTACGCGCTTGGTCGTGCCATGGACATCGAAATCGTACGTGCAGCGTTTGGTGCTTCTTTCTCCGGTAAGACTGGCCAAACCTCAATCTCATTCCCTGCTACTCAGGAAATTGCGGTTAACTACACTGATTCCGGTGGTTCTGGTAACACCAACCTTACGATCGACAAGTTGCGGAAAATCCGCCTCATGTTCGACCTTGAGGAAGCCGTTGACTGGGATGCTGCTGAGGAACTCTACATGGCAGTTACTGCCTGGCAGATTAACTCTCTTCTCCGTGAGGATGAGATCAACAACATCGACTACGCTGCTATTAAAGCACTTGTCAATGGTAAGATCGACACCTTCATGGGTATCAAGTTTATCCGTGTTCACCCCTCTATTCTTCCGAAGTCGGGAGATATTCGTTCCTGCCCCGTTTGGACCCGTCAGGGTATCCTCCTCGGTGTTGCGGATGAAGTGAACACTGATATCGGACCTCGTCGTGACAAGCGCAACTCCGTTCAAGTCTATGTCTGCGGTTCCTTTGGAGCTACTCGGATGTGGGAAGAGCAGGTTGTGAAGGTCCTCGCCGATGAAACCAAGTAATCCCTGACATAACAGAAAGGAACTAATACTATGGCTCAATTCGATTCAAAACAAATCAAGCAATGGGAAGCACTGGGACACGGTCCCCTAATGCCAAACGAACTTCATGGACGGGTACGCGTTGCGTACTTCCAGTTCCAAGCTGATCGTGATGCAGTAGGTGGAGTGATCGCCCAGAACGATACTGTGCGACTTCTTCAACTACCTGCTCAAGCACGTCTTGTTTATGGTGCGTTTAAGCATGGCGCATTTGGTGCAAGCGTTACTCTTGACCTCGGTCTCCGTGGTCTGGATAACTCTGGATATTACAATCTGGCGGGAACGCTAGCAGATGATCCAGATTACCTTGCAACTTCCATTGCAATTGCTACTGCTTCTACTGCTCCAGTAGAACTATTCGAAGAACCCGCTGGTCTCTTTTACCTAACGGATAAAGAGGTTGAACTCTACGCTACATTCAAAGGAGCTAATCCTGCGGATAACGTCGAGATCTCCGGTGTTATCTTCTACGTAGTGGACTAATCTCCTTAGTTGCGATAACCTGTAAGAGCTCGGCGGTTTAACTACCGTCGGGCTCTTACTTCTTCCTTAATTATGTACAACGCCCTATCAATATGTAATGGTGCCCTTCAAAAGATCGGCATAGCACGAATCATGTCCCTTGATGAACAGAGCAAGGAGGCTAGAACTTGTCAGTCTGAATATGACAAAGTACGCCGTACCGTTCTGCGTCTCTATCCCTGGGCATTTGCTGCTGAACGAGTCATGCTGGCCCCAGACCCTGTTCCACCTGCTTTCGAATATGAGTACAAGTTTGCTCTCCCTTCTGACTATCTCCGTATTACAGATCTATATGATTATGACGGCGAATGGAAGGTTGAGGGTTCTTGGTTGCTTTGCAACATTGACTCAGTATCGCTTAAATATATCCGCAACCTCGAGGATTTTACCAACGTCGACGCTTTATTTATTGATTGCTTTGAGTGGTATCTTGCCTATGAAATTGCTCGTTACCTTACTGAATCCGAAACCGTTCGCGAAGAAGCTCTACGGGGGTTTAAAAACCTCATGCCAATGGCAAAGTTTGTTCAGTCGACAGAGGGTTCTCAATTAAGTTTCGACTCATACGATCTTCTTGAAGCTCGCCGAGGTTCACGCTTTGTAAGAGATCCAGGGACTAACTAATATGCAAAAGGCAAACTTACATAAGACAAACTTTTCTGCTGGTGAGGTATCTCCAGCAATGGGAGGTCGTCTTGATACCGCTCGGTTTAAGAATGGTGCAGCAGAAATTACTAATTTCGTTGTGCAACCACAGGGTGGATTAGTTCGCCGAATGGGAACTAAGTTTATTACTGAAGTAAAAGATTCCACTAAGGTACACAAGTTAGTTCCATTTAGACCGTCTATTCAGGAAGCCTATATTCTTGAGTTTGGAAATAACAGCATTCGAATAATAAATAACGATGCTGTAGTGCTTAACACAGGAGTTCCAATAAACTTAGTAACTACATACTCATCTGCACAATTAACCGAGATATACTATACTCAGTCAGCAGATGTTTTGTATGTTGCCCACCCAGATCATGCTCCTAAACGGGTTTTAAGTTACGATGTTGATGACTGGGCGATAGAACTTGCTACTACAGAAGACGGTCCTTACCAATCTCCTCAACCAGGGGATTCTTCAATTACTTTATGGCTGACAGATATAGTGCATAGAGCTAAACTTACTTCAACCACAAATGAGTTTGGTCCACTTTCACTTAATAAAGGTGTAGAGTATTGGAAAGATGGATCCTTGCTTTTAGCATTTATACGTAGTTCTATTATAGGAGTTACTAATAACGTTACAATAGAACCAGTGGCAAGAGTAGTTGATTTAAAACAGTTAGATAATTCTGCAGTTATTACATTTGATACGCTTCAGACCAAAGTGTATGCTTCTAGAACTATATGGTCAACTGAAACAGAACAGTCGTATATTCGTAATCCTAGTGCTGGTGCTGGGTGGGTTAAAATGACTACACACAGTCCAATTCCAGTAGTTATAGGTACTTCACCAAATAGTTATGCTGCGGATGTTATGAATTCTGATGCTGGTTACCCTCAAATGCATGCAGCTGTTGGGGCTGTAGGTAAGCGTTCTTTTAGTGACGAAACTATTACAGCTATATTACGTTCTTCCACTCCTTTATTTCTAACCCCTGATGATATAGGTCGTCAGTTCCGACTTAACTTTAGTGGTAAGATAGTTTGGGGAACAATCACTTCCATTACTAGTACAACTCAGGTTAACGTATCACTTGGAAATATGGTTCCTAAAGATTCGCTTGATTCAAATCTTTATATAAACAATGCTGAAACAACAGATTGGAGACTTGGTTCGTGGTTTACTGGAAATTACCCGCGTGTTGTTACATTCCACCAAGGTCGCTTAATTTATGCAGGAACAAAGCTAGAACAGAATAGAATCTGGTTTAGTAAGGCTGATGATTATGTATCTTTTGCTACTACTAACTTATTAGGAGAAGTTCTTGATGATAACGGAATCAATATAGGTATTGTATCTGGCGAAGTAAACACTATTCTATGGGCTCAATCTGGACCAGTACTTCTTGTCGGCACTAATGGAGAAGAGTTCCAGGTTAAACCTACCTCTATAAGTGAAGCACTTACGTCAACTAACATTAACGTAACAGTTCAAACTCCATACGGGTCAGAGTCAAACATTCGACCTGTTAAGATTGGTCCTTCCACATTGTTTGTACAAAATCATGGACAGCGTTTACGTGAGTTAATGTACAACTTTGAGATTGATTCTTTTGTAGCATCTGATACAACTGTTATATCTGAACACATTTTCCGTAAACACCTTTCAGCGGTTGATATGGCTTACACCCAGACACCAAACTCAGTACTCTGGTTTCTTGGCGCTGATGGTAAACTAATTTCTCTTACTTACGAGAAAGACCAAGAAGTTTATGCCTGGACAAATCATGAACTAGGTGGTAACGCTTTTGTCGAATCAATCGCTTCTATTCCTTCAGAAGTAGGTATGCAGGATCGATTGCACATGATTGTCCGAAGGACGATTAACGGAGTTACCAAACGCTATATTGAGCGGTTTGACGATGAGTTTAATCCTTCTAGTCCTACGGATAAAGATGGTATGAATTATCTGGATTGCTCTTACCACTATAAAGGTGCTGCAATTACAACTGTTACTGGTCTTAGTCACCTTGAAGGAGAACTGGTTAGTGTGGTAGCAAACAACGCTATTCATCCTGATAGAACAGTAGTTTCAGGTCAAATACAACTCGAATATAGTGCTACTGACGTCTTAGTTGGATATACCTACGAATCTAGAGTGCAGACCCTGCCTACCGATGATGGTTCCCAGTTCGGTACTTCTCACGGTAAACTGAAAAAGGTTCATCGCGTCGATTGCCAGTTGCTTAATACAATCGGTATTAAATACGGTCGCGATCTAAATCAGATGGAGATACCAAGAAGTTTCCGTGAAACTAACGGGGTTATGGGTCAGTCGCCTGATCTGTTTACTGGAATTATCCAACTGACTGATGAAAGTTCTTTTAATAGAGATGGGCAATATTTTATTGTACAAGATCAACCTTACCCATGTACTATACTCTCCTTGATGCCAATCATTAAAGTCAATGAGTAACCTTACGCTAGAACGTTTAGACAAGGAAAATTTCCTAGAATTTATTTCTAGGCACTATTTTAGCGCAAAGATGGATAATCCAGAATTTTACCAGGGATATATCCATGATAGATCAATGGGTTATATTGTCCTGGAGGATGGCCGATCGATTGGTGCATTCGGAATAAATATAGCCTACAACGGGGTTGGCGAATGTTGGTTGTTTAGCACAGATAAACTTAATCGTTACCCTATCTGGATGGTCAAACAATTTAAAAACATTACTAACGAAGTTCTTAACCGTGGACTGCACCGCGTTCAAATGTTTGTAGAAAACACAAGGTTAGATTATCATCGCTTTGCACAGATTTTAGGATTTGAATTCGAAGGAGTTTTACGTAAACACTCAACAACTGCAATCGACCACGCGGTCTACTCTAAAATAAAATGACAGGTATCGAATGGGTTTTCTTAGCTTCAGCTATTGCTAGTGCTGGTGTTGGAGCATACAGCTCTTATCAGCAAGGTAAAGCTGCTGACGAACAAGCAAAGTATCAATCTCAAACCGCCCTACTCAATGCGAAAGCTATGGGTGAGGAGTCTGATTACGAGGCTACTCGTATCCGCGAAAAATATCGCAGACTTCGTGGGTCACAGATTGCTTCTGCTACTAAGGCGGGTATATCAATTGACGGATCTACTGGCGATCTTATGGCAGAAACAAATGTTCAAGAAGATCTTGACGTTATGTCTGTTCTCTACAAAGGGAAGCAAGCTATACTTGGTGAGAAATTTAAATCTGATCTGTTTATTAGTCAAGGTAAGAATGCCCGTAAAGAAGGCAAGATCGGTGTAGCTTCATCACTCATTGGTGGTGTTTCTGATGTAACTGCTAACTGGCCAACTATTCAATAATATGCCCGACATTCCTAGAACATTTTCAAACGCAAGCATCCTTGGAGGAACTAACTTTTCTACTCAAGCACCGCAAGGAGCTTTTGGTGCAGACATGTCCTCCCTTGGTGCGGCTATTAGCGGACTTGGTCGTTCTATTGTAATCAATAAAAAGACACGTGATAAGATCGAAGAAGAAGATCGTAAAAAAGAAGAAGCACAGTGGCTTAACAGATCTCTTTCTGAGTATCAGAGAAAGATTACTGATTTTGAAACCAACCCTGAAAACAGAAGTCGTGTCGACTATCTTCCCTCATTCCTGGCTAACGCAGATAACACCGCTTCTGGCTACATGGAAGGAGCACCATCTGCCGAATCTTACGATGCATTCCAAGAAAAAGCTCGAGAGATAGTAGATCAGCGTTATGGACGTTCTGCTGCTCTTGGTGCCAACAATGAGATGCAAGCCGACATAATCGCTATTGATCAGTCCTGGGGATTGACGATGCAATCTTACCAATCATTTGCACCCATAGACCCTGACAGTGCGGCCAACGATCTTTTCACCGGACTTCAGACTGCTACAGACCATGTTCTTGAATTATATGGAGAAATTGCTCCTAATGAAGCAAAAGCAATGGTTACCCGTAGAATAGTAGATACTACTCTTGCTCTTATAGAAAAATCTCCAGATAAGGCAAAATGGCTTATTGATAACAACGGTGTCTACATTGATCAGCAAACGCGCCAGACGTTGCTAAATAAAATAGAAACTAAGAAAGCAACAGGTTCACTACTTCTTAAAGAAGACTTTAACACTGTTCGTGAAAAATCACTGATTGCTGCAGAACGAACCGGGAACTACAAATCGCTACCTATCGAGGATTATCAAATGATTTATCCTGGTGAGGAAGCACAACTAATGAAACAGCGTGATGACCAGACTGCGCAGGCTTCTTTAGATTCTCACGGGTTTATTGCTGAAACAAAAAGCATGATCCCTGCTGAAAAGTTAAGGCTTGCTAAAGAGTTTGAGGATACCCGTAAAACTGAAAAAGAACTTCGGGCTTTTGCCTCTATTGTTTCGCCAGCTTTAATTGAAGATTCTCGCTTGTATAATGAAGATCCAGTAGCTTGGCAAATAGAAAATAATCCAACTGTTCAGACCATCGGGACTGATATGGAGACTTTACAGTTTAATGAAACTGACGAGGGTCAACCGGGTATACTTCCTATGCCTGGTACTGAAAGAGGAACAGGTGTTGGTGAAGCCCCTATTTCTCTAGACGGTTCGGTCAAAACAGATGTTGCTGGCATAAAGCAAGTTCCAACTATGGATCAAGCTGTTGCTTCTAGAGAGCAGTATTATCGCGCTATTCTTAGATCCCAGGGTGCTGCTGGTGAAGGTGAGGATCCTACACGTTACATGAACCGCCCACGCAGTGAGTGGCGTATCATGACTAAAAACGAGGCTGACAATGCATCTGCCCAGATTAACGGTGCCGATATTGACAATGTCATTCAGGTGGTAGATTCTATTCTGTCCAAGTATCCTTCAGATGATTTAAGAGCTCAAGCAATATCTGATCTGATGACAATACCTCAGAACAAGATTAAAGCTGAGTATGCTATTGTGTTTCAGAATCGTGATCAACCATGGCTTCCAGAGTTTATTGGTAACCTTCGCTCACTTGATTCATTAACTGAGATGAATAAAGTAGATGCTTCTAAAGTAAAAACTTCGATCTCTTCTAATGGTTTATGGAACTCCTTTAAAAATACTATTATCGGACCACAGGACCAACGTGCTGACGAAGTTAAAGGATACTTTAACGCCATTGAAACTGACGTAAAAGTAATGGTAGCTAAAGGTAAGAAGATTGAAGACGCCGTAGATATTTCCATTAACCGTATCCTTGCCTCAACGATGAAACCTACAAAATTGGCTCTTCCAGGTATGAATGACGGTCCCCCTGGTCAAATCAATTGGGATATGTGGGGCAATAAAAAACCACAGATTTGGATTCCAGTACAACCAGAAGGATTTTCTAGAAAACTTAACCAAACAGAGATTGATAATTACGGACAACGTATGGGTGTCGCTCTTGCCAATATCCACCCCGATGATATTGATGTTTCCCAGTTCCCTAACTTTGAACAAACTGAAGACAAAACAAAGCAACAGGAACTTATTTACAACAAGATTGTAAAAACCGGATCTTACTACCCAGAACCCGGAGGAGCCTATTGGCGTGTCACTGTTGAAAGTGATTCCGGTCAACGTGTGGATTTACGAGATAAAGAAGGCAGGTTCTTTCGACTTCCTCTTAAAAACGTTCCTGCATATAAAAGAAAAGGTTTATTTATGGAAGGTCTGGAAATGAAAGGATTTACTCCAGATACCTGGTCTTGGAAAGAAACCGAGACCTTTGTAGACTATCCTGAAGGAGGTGAACAACCTACACCCATAAATAATTGGAAAAAAACTTACCCTAAAACCGGAGCCTTCTGGCAATTTACACGATGAGCATGCTTTTTTCTACAGTAAACGGATCGGCTTTGCCTAGCGCAAAGTCAGACATTCCATCAAGCACTTTCTATTCTACTGCATTCGAGCAGGGTATGAAAGAGTCAATGCTAACTTCTCTGTATCGCATGTCAGAGTACAGTCTAGCAAAAGAATACGATCCAGAACTTAACCCATATATTCCTCGTAAAGAAGCTATTGACTGGGCAAAAAATGAAGGAGTTAACATAAATTTCGATTACGATCCTACTAGCGATGAAATGAGTCTGCTTGTTGAAAGAAAGAGAGAAGAGAATGATCGTCAGGCTATTCTTGCAGCTGGTACAACTGGTGGCGGTCGTATTGCTGGTAGTATGGGAGTTCAGTTTCTTGGATCGATTTTAAACCCAGTCGATCTTCCACTTATGTTTTTACCCATTGTGGGGTCTGGGGCCAAAGCTGCTCAAGCAACAAGTGCAGTTTCACGAATCGTTGCTCGTGGACTAGTTACAGAGGAAGTTCTTGCCGCTCGTGGATTAGCCATGAAAGGCTATACAGCTGCTATTATTGAAGGAACAGTTGGTCAAGCAATCACTGAAATTCCGCTAATGATTTCAAATCAGCAAAGCAAGATTGACTACACAGGAAGTGACTTTGTTACTAACATCGCTCTTGCTGGTGTCTTTGGTGCAGGCATAAACACACTTCGACTTGGCGTTAACGGGATACTTAATATGCAACGACGTCTTACACCTGAGACCCAAGAGAACATGATGGCTGGTGCACAGGATGACTTTTTGCGTGGACGAGATATTGATCCAGGTAGGTATGTTGACTTAGATGATGAGGTAGGTATGAACAAGACCCTGACCAACACAGTCAGAGATTATGATGCCGCTGATGCCAAATTTAAGGAAAACTACGCTACTCTTTCACCAAAGCAAAAAGATCTGTACGAGTTTAATAAAGGCAACAAGCTTGTTGATGGTAATGGTTTACCGGTAATTGTATACCATGGCCGTACTTGGCAGGGCGATCAATTCGATCCTACAACTCTTGGTAAAAACACGGGCGCTAGCAGTGCAAAAGAAGGATTTTTCTTTGCTGGTAGTCCGAAAACTTCTCAGTACTATATTCTTAAATCGGAATTTCAGAATGATCCACGTGTCTCTGACATTATGGATAAAATGGATGCGATACAAAAAGAACTTAGAGAGAATCCAAATGAAGCAAATGAAATTCTTAAGTCTGAGATCAAAGCACTTGGTAATGAAGCTGCTGACCGCCTAGGTGTGGACTCTGTTTTCCGTGAAGGTGGCAATGTAAGTGCGTTTATGGTGTCAATGAAGAATCCAAAAATCGTTGACTTTAATGGTGAGTTTCATCGTCCACAAACTTACAAGCAAGTTATTGCTGAAGCAAAGGCTGCTGGTCACGACGGTGTAGTTATTAGGAACACTTTTGACGGTGGACCACTTGACGATATTTATGTTGCATTCGATCAAAATAGTATTAAGTCTGCTTACGAATATCGTATTGTTAGAGAGGCTAATAATAAAGTAGCCAGCAATCAGCAAGCGATTGCTGACTATAAAGCACGTGAAGAAAAGAAAGCTCAGGCCCGAGCACAGATACTTCAGAAAGAAATCGATGACGGAAAGATGGTTCCACAAGAACAAATTAAACCGCATCGTGATCAACCTGACGAAGCAGAGTTTGCTGCTATGGATGAAGAACTAGACTTCCTCCGCGGACTAGATCTTGAAGAAGAAGACTGGAATAAGATGACTGGTCGGATGGCTGATACAGGTTCTAAACCACCTACTAAAAGTGAATTTACTGATGAGTTAATGCCAGATAGCAAAGTTAGAGATAACTCCGGTAACCTTATAAAACTATATCATGGTGGGGAAAAAGGAATTACATCGTTTGATCAATTAAAGAGACCTGGTTCTGCATACAAGCAAAATTCTCTTCATTCAGAAGGGATATGGTTTACCCCAAATAAAGGCGAAAAAGGTGTGCAGGAAGATGAGTTCATGTCTAGTTATGCCTCAACCTATGCGTTAAATTATCCTGAAGGAGAAATTTATGAGGTATATGTAAACATAACTAACCCTAAAAAAATAGGCCAAGAAGAAGCTAACTATCTTACTCTTGATGAATTGGTTGCTCAAGGTTATGATGGGGCCTATACTATTGACACGGGTTTCTGGATTGCTACTGATCCAAAACAAATTCAGTTTGTTCCGAAAGACACCTTCCCCTCTAAACAACCTACTAAAAGTGAGTGGGACTCACGAGCAGAAAAACTTAGAATGTTTACTAACGATCTTACTTTCGACCAGTGGCATAAACTTACTAACACACCACTTTTTGGTGGAAAATATGAAACTAGTACTGACTTACTTGTTGAGGGTTTTCGGTTGTACATGCCGGATATTGCAAAAGCGTTTGATACACTTCTTGAAATTGACCCGACTCTTAACGAAATTCCTGTACGGTTTAACAAAGATCTTATGACAAATGAGAACGCTTGGGGTTTGTACGATGCCTCAATTGATACTATAACCCTGAACGGATCTTCTTCCCCAAAAACATTTTTGCATGAATTAGTTCATGGTTCAGCGGTTCGCCGTTTCCGTAAAGATCTTTCCTCTACAATGGGATCTGTTAGGACCACGGTTCTAAAAGGAGATAACTACCTAAAGTCGCTGATTGATTACAGCAAGAAAACCAAGAATAAACCTATGGCAAAACTTGTACAAGCCTATGAGTTAGCGGTTAAAAAGTTTGAAACTGATTATGATGGTAATCTTCGAAAATATCTTAACGGTAATGACGAAGTTTTCTTTAACGAACTTGAAGTACCTTTTTACGGACTACTTAACTTTGACGAATTTATTGCAGAAGGATTAACAAATCGAACATTCCAACTTTTCTTACAATCAATTCCTGCAGTTAAGGGTTCTCCTAAAACCTTACTTGAATCCTTTGTCGATACTTTCAGAGAGTTCTTTTTTATGAAAACAACCTGGGAAGGTCAAAAAGGAACGACTACTCTTTTAGACGAAGTCCTTCAAGATTATTCTGAAATGGTTAAACAAGGTATCCGCAAACCTACTGACTATCTTAAATCTGTTCAGAAAATGTCTTCTGCTGATGTAAACGCACCGCTCCTTCAAAAAGTCTCTAACTGCTTACTACTATAATGGCCCGTAAATCCGTATCTGATTGTACCAAAGGGATCAAGTCCCTTGTCCGTGATAAGAAAATGACCGACGTCCAAGCCGACGAGCTTGTAGTACGCATCAATAATCTTGCCAATAATCGCGTGGTTAAAACCAAAATGAAACTTGAAGACGCCCTTAAGGAAATTGAAGGCGAAATCATAAATTCAGTAAAGTTTGAAGCCAAGGTTAATGAGCGTAATCGGTTGTTGACTATTAACGCAAAACGTGAGGTAAAAGAAGCAGTTAAGAAATTTGATACGTGGGGCGAGGGACTTCAGTCTCTTCTTGAAGGGGGAAACTTATCTAAGCCAGGTGCACGACTCAGCGTAGACTACAAAGCGCGTGCGATGTACAATCAGTATTTCGGATCGTTTATTGCAGAGATTGAACAGCTTGGAATAATGAGAGAGTTCAGATCAGGTAAACTTGATCGTGAGATTTATCAGGAAATTTCAGAGCTTAATAAGAAAGGTGGAACACCAGGCATATCTAAAAATGATTCTGCTCTTAAGATTGCTAGTTCATACAATCGTGTCCGCAAAGAAATGGTGTCACGTCAGAACAGAGCTGGTGCATACATTCGTGATCTTGACGGTTATATCATGCGTCAGAGTCATGACACTGGAGAAATTCAGAAATTAGGTAGAGATGCCAATGGCAAGTTAAGCAAAGCTGAATCCTTTAAAAAGTGGTATCAAGTTGTGCTTCCGCTACTTGACCATCAAGCAACCTTCAGAGGACTTCCACCTAAAGACTTCATGGAAAAAGTTCACGAAAGTCTTTACACTGGAGTTCATGGAGCCCCATCTGGTGAAGCCGAGATTGCTGAGTTCTTTGCTCATGGATCTATGGCCCGTTCAGCTTCCGCAAGCAGGGTCTTACACTTTAAAGATGCCAATGCTTCGTTTGAGTACAATCAGATGTTTGGTTCTAAAAACTTCTCTGATGGTCTTCTAAACGATATGCTGTTCCGTTCACGTAACATCACGATGATGGAAACGTTTGGACCGAACCCTAAGCAAACATATCAAGAGATTGTTAACGATCTTCGCAAGGAGGCGCGCACTCGTGAGGACGCCGCTGAGCAAGTTAAGCGCATAGACGACTGGCGTGTTAAAGCAGCATGGTCTGAAGTATCTGGTGAGAATGAATATCCTGCCAACATTACGCTAGATAAAATTTCTAGTAGTATAAGGATTGTAACTCAACTATCTAAAATGGGTGGAGTCGTTCTTAGCTCTATGGGCGATAAAGCATTCTTACAATCTGAGATGTCATTCCAAGGACTTTCTCAAATGGAAACGTTTGGCAAGAACATTACGGGTATGTTTGCTCGTTCTCCACAGCAAAAAGAAATTCTTCATCAAATGGGTATCGGTCTTGACTCCATGATCGGCAACACTCTTTCTCGATATACGATTCACTCTCAAGGAATGGGAGCGCTAAACAAGGTCCAGCAGAAATTTTATAGCCTTAACTTCATGAACTGGTGGAACGATGTTCACAAGTCTACTGCAGGCGAATTGATGGCAAATAACCTTGGTCGTAATACAAATAAGGCGTTCAAAGATCTTGATCCAGACCTTTCCAGAACCCTGTCCCTGTACGACATTGGTGATGTAGAATGGGAAGCTTTACGTAAGAGTACGGAAAAGGCACCTAACGGGGAATTTTATGTCACACCATCATCCATTCAAAGTCTCCCGTTAAATGTCGTGGATAACCTCGTTAACGCAAAAGGCTGGAAGGTGACACCCCAAGCAAGGACAAGGGCGCTTGATCAGCTTGAGCAAAAACTAAGGACTTACTTTACAGACCGCATTGACTTGGCTGTTCCTACTCCCGGTGCTGCAGAACGGAAGTACCTTACTTTTGGTACACAGGCTGGTACACCATTAGGTGAAACCATGCGCATGCTTAGTATGTTTAAGTCGTTTCCAGTAACTGTTCTAAGAAAAGTCATTGGACGTGAAGTCTATGGTCGTGGATCAAATACAATAAGCGACTGGCTTATGAACGACCACAAAGGTAAATTTGCTTTGGCCCAACTTATTGCCATGACTACAATCGGTGGATACCTATCAGGCATACTAAGAGACACTGTTAAAGGACGCACACCGAAACCATTAGTTATGGATGGTGGTATTAACTGGGATACGGTAAACGATGCTTTCCTACGTGGTGGTGGTGCTGGTATCCTCGGCGATTTCTTATTTACAGAATACGACCAGAACTATAACACGTTTACTGGTGCTATGGCTGGACCTGTATTTGGACAGTTAGATCCAATCACGTCAGGGTTTGCCAAAGCAATTCGTGGAGAAGATCCAACTAGGGATATATCGAACGTCGTAACAAACAATACTCCTTTTATAAATTTGTTTTACATCCGTCCTGTCATTGATTATTTTATCCTCTGGAACATGCAGGAAATGATGAGCGAAGGTTTCGTCGATCGCATGGCAGAATCAGTTGAAGAACAAGGGCAAGAATTTATTATCGATCCAAGAGACGCAGTAAAATGATAAGCAACACAGTAAGAGTAGCACAGTATGTCGGCAACAATGTTGCTACGGTATTTGCTATTTCTTTTCCATTTTATTCTAACTCCCATATTTATCTTTACACTGTAGACACTGCAGGCGTTCAGGTAACTTTAACTCTTGGAACAGACTACACACTTGCCGGCCTTAACAACCCTGCTGGTGGAACAGCAACCCTTACTGTGGCTCTCCCATCCACCAAGACCCTGACTATTGCTCGCATAGTTCCATACCAGCAACTTACTAATTATATCAATAATGACGCCTTCGATTCAGAGGCTCATGAGATACGAATGGACCTTATAGTTCAGATGACGCAGCAACTAGCTGCACAATCTAACTCTTTAAAGTTTCCAGTAACTGAACCCCTTAGCAATTCAACCACATTGCCCACAGCATTTAATCGGAAAAACAAACTTGTTTATTTTAATGCCTCAACAGGTGAGATGACCCTCTTGTCTGTTAACGATCTTGCAACCCTAATCGCTGCTATTATATTATGAATCTAAATACGAACAATCCAATGACTGCTAACGGTGATTATGACATCATTGTTAAACCTGGAAAAGCCTTGCTGTTTACCCTTAAACATACTTTTGGTGGGGCAACAGTTGCTATGACTGTAAAAAGTGACATAGTTAACGAATTTGACAGTGTTACTGGTGGATCGTGGACCACACATACAGAACAAACGTTAATTCCATCTGGATCTTTAGTCCGTCTTACTGTTACTAACGCTTCTGGTACTACTGAAATTCGCGCAAACTTTGTCCCAATCTCCTAATGTTATTCGGTAAAGGAATGCTTAACCCTTGGCAACCCCGTGCTAATGCCTTAATCGGCACAGGCGTTATTGGAGGGTTGCATCCCGGAAGGATTCCTGGTCTTTACACAACTACTGCCGCCGTTAGTCCCGATGCCGCCTACATTGCTGCCCTAACAGCCGCAGGTGCTACCGTTACCGCACCAAAGCAAGCGGCCATATCGTCCTTCATCTCTGGCGAGATTGCGGCAGGACGTTGGGATAAGCACAAGCGTCTCTACTTCCCAGTCTGGCAACTTGCAGCGGCAAACGCGATCTGCATGAAGTCACTAACCAGTGGCACGTTTGTTGGATCAGTTACTCACGCGACCAAAGGTATTGTCACGGGTTCAAATGGCAGGATGAACACCAACACTAATTTGGGTGCATTGGATATAACGAATACTAGTTTCCATTTTGCAATGCTCTTGCCAGAAGGTCCAGAAGAAGGTTATGCCATGCCATTTAGTGTAAATGACTATTCCACAAATAGTATTTATCAGTTTTGGAATGACGGTTATTCTCAC